TCACTAAAGAAGGCGACTCGTCCAAATCACGGGACAAATATAATATTACTCTTCGTTGTTCTGTTTGTGGAGCGGAGTATATTATGAAATGGACAGATTATGAAATAGACAAGGGTTGTAAGTTTGATTGCGAATATTGCCACTTCAAAGGAGTGGTAGAACCGAAATTGAATATTTTAAATGGATGAGGTAACCGTTTCTTATGACGATGTTGGCCGCCGTTACTATGTTCATGATCAAAAATTTTATTTTTATTCTGTTATTGTGTTTTTTGATTATTTTTGTTCTTTTCTGGAACGATATAAAAACGAAAATGTTCCAGAAAAGAACAAAATGTAAAATCAATAACTAGAAATCATTTATTAGAAGAATTGTTTTTACATTTGTCAAAATGATATCTTTTCATCCCTCCTTGTCCTCCTGTTTTACCGCAGTGAGGACAAGTTATTGTCTTCTGGGTGTAATTTCTTCTCTTTTTTCCATACATCGCATTTTTATTTCCTTTCATTGATTCGCTGATTTTTCTTTTGTGTTCTTCTGATTTTAATTTGCCTTTATGAGAATCACTCATTTTTTGTTTTGATTTACTAGAAGCCTTTTTGCCAAAATTATGATTTCTCTCTCCTTTCATTGATTCGCTGATTTTTCTTTTTGATTCTCCTGAATGAGAAAAACCACGATTTCCTTGACCGCCACCACAAAGATTATAATTGTCTCTGCGATTTACAAAATTCTCATTGACGATTTCTTTTTCTTTCTTGTATGCTTCTTTTGCTGTATAAAAGATATGGAGAGTTTCACGAATGAAATTTTCCTCGCCGTATTTCTTGATGGCTCTTTTTAGCATGAGTCCACTTCCAAGATATCCGTCAAAAATTATCGGCAAGAAAAAATCTTGTTTATGAACACCAATATAAAATTTTCCGTTGACAAGATTGGTAGTTCGGTATACAATATAAATATGCTTAGATTCTGACATGCTATATCTCCAGTATAGATGTTGGGGTTTAGGTTTGTTGAAGAATTCGCCGTTCTTCAACAAACCGTTTTTTGTATAAGTATTTATATTTTTAATATTTGATAAAGGAGAAATACAATGAATGAAGATTCAAAGAAACGATATCATGAACGCCTTCAATCTCTTGACATTCACGAAGGAGACGTTGAATTTTTCTTTGATGTGTTTTGTCACCAAATTGATGCTATCACAAATCTGAAAGAAAAAAATCTCGTTCTAAAAAAAGAAATTGAAAAACGCCAACTTGAGGGCTTTCTTGATTCAAGGGAATATGCAAAATCTCGTTTCATGGAAATCGTCCGAGACGAATCAAGAAAAGCAAAAATCACAATCAATCCTTGCACAGGAAGGATTACGGTAAAAATTCCTCAAAGTTTCAGCAAAGAAGAAAAAAACAGAGTTATTGCCTTAGGAAATAAAGTCTTTTTCTGTGATGATTTTGTGAAGATGACTTACCGTGGAACGGTTCAAACAAAAAATGATGGAACGTTTTCTGTTTGTATGCAGACAGAAGACAAAAAATTCAATGTTCGTTTTGATGAAGAGTTTGACATCCCAGAAGAAACACCAGAACATTTCGGGAAAAATTTTTTAAAAATGAGTGAAAAACTATTGACTCCCCTTTCGGAATAGTTTATTCTGTTCTTGAAAGTTAAGTGATGCTCAAAATTAATTCTGACGGAGGTTTGATCATGAAACATTGTCTGTTCGTTCCCGAAAAATTGAACGTTGCCGTTTTTGAAGAAACCGGCAAAAATGAAATGACCGTTTCGGCTTCTCTCGGTTATACGAACATGAAGTCCCGTGAGAAGATGACCAAAGACGAGGCCCGCGCTTTTTATCGTGAATTGTGTTGTAAGGGTTGGGTTAAGCCTGATGCAAAAACCGCAGCAAAGTTTACCCACTCTTATGTTTACCGCATTTATGACTGAGGAGGTTTGTGAAATGTTTATCCGTCAAGAAGAAGTTCCTGACCCTGAATTCCCGTGGTATCTTGTTCAATACTTTCCTTTTTCAACCAATATCTATATCTTTCCCCGCCACAAATCTTATCAAGAGGCTCAGGATTATCGGCGAGAACAAAAGAAAGAAGGGCTGTGTTTTGTTTCTCCGTATGCCGAAGTTTGTTACTATTTAGATCAAAAAAGGTAAAAAAGTTATTGACTCTGGTTTCAAAATAATGTATTCTGTTCTTGAAAGTTAAGTGATGTTCAAAATTAATTCTGAAGGAGACTGATCATGAAGACAATCGTAACTCGCAAAGAAGCAATCGCAACCAAGTCCACCCGTTATTTCACCGGTAAGCCCTGCAAGCACGGTCACGTTGCCGAGCGGTTCACCAGCAACCGCGAATGCAAAGAGTGCCACGACATTCGTAAGGGCTACATCAAGCCCGCGGCCGTTGCCGAGCCGAAGAAGGAAGTTCGTGTCGTTTCTTTCGCAAAGGTTCCCCGTGGTTACGGCAAGCATCGTCGGCCGATCATCGTTTCTGAGACCTACAAGACCACTTCTTTCTAAGGAGAACAAAATGAAAATTTTAATTTCATACAACAGAGAATTTGGCCCCCCTGATGATTTCAATGAATACATTGAACTTATTGAAAAAGTATGGGAAATCAACGAAGAAGCTGCCATCAAAATGACCGAACCAAGTGAAGCGATTTTTCCTCACTTTTCTTATTCCGGTGATTTGTCAGAATGTTTCATGTGGGACCGAACGAGTGAGGGCCATGATTATTGGTACAGTATTTTTGATATTATTCATCCGATTGATGAAGAAGAAGAAGACATTGAATTTTAAAAATGAGGATGGACAAAATCATGCGTGTTTTTCGTGTTTATGGAGATTATGAAGATTACTTGATTGTAATGGATTTTGTTTATGATCCCGAATATTTTCCAAAATTGTTTGCTGATGGTTGGAAGATTCTCACCATTCGCCACAATGAAAACACCATAACTCTTTACAAGAAACATGCCGATAACTGAAAACGTTAAGGAGAATACAATGACAATTGAACTTCCTCATTCCATGAAAAATTACACCGGAATTGACCGGATGAATTTCATATATAATTCTGAACTGTTTGCAAAATACTTTGCTGATGGTTGGAAGATTCTAAGTATATTTCATGGACAGAATAAGGTGACCCTTTACAAACCTTAAAAATCAGGATAAAAATGGATTCAGAACTACTCAAAGCACTTGACGATTGGCTTTTCAAAAACGAAAAGAAATATGCGGAAGCCATAAAGAAAAAGAAAGCCATCATCCCAGATCATTTCAAAAAGTACACAAAGGAACTATACCGTGGAATGGTCGTTGACGCTGACTTTCTGAAACTGGTTTCAGAAGGGAAAATGACGTTCAAAGACATTACTTCATGGTCCAAGTCTGAAAAGATGGCATTGGCTTTTATCAAAGACAAGCGATATAAAATTTCGGTTAAGTCGGGCGTGAATATTTTGATCACAAAAAAGATTCCACAGTCTAAAATTATTCTTGACATTCATAACCTTGTGATGTTTACTGGTGGTATAGGACTGGATGAATTGAGCGTGGATTCTGCATACAAGGAACAAGAGATCCTTGTTGACAAAGGAATCAAAATCACAGAAAAAGACATTACGGTTTTAAAATGAACGAAGCAGAAGAGAAGAAAGTCAATATCCCAGAAGTGTACGAATGTCCCGTAGAGTTTCAGATTATTTTTGAAAATTCTGCTGGACAAAGAATTCACGGATATATTGAAGCAACTGGATGGGATGACATTGAAGAAAAAATTAAGCCATGTATTCTTGTAAGCACGTTTCGGGTTGTACGCTAAAAAGTAGCGGTGTAGCTCAATGGTAGAGCAAGCGAAGTTCATTTCAATTTCGTCTTGAACCCGCGTCTTCTAAAAGAATGACACAATCCACTCACAGAAAAACTAAGATTGTTTTGTTTAATGAATTCAGAATATGATAAGTTTGAATTAATATAAGATAAAAACAAATCAAAATAATATTTTTCTGTGAGTTTCTTTTTTTCTGATTCTCTTGGATTTTGTCGGGTACCCTTTGTTTGTTTTTTTATGTAATGATTTTTGTTTATTATTCTTCCTTTTTCACACCCATTGTCTAAATATGTCTGAAGATCGGATTTAGGAACTTTTCTTGAAATGAGCGTATAAGGACAATAAATCCACGTTGTACCGTATTGAGAGTTGTTTTCGCCTTGTTGGAGAACTGACATTGATTCTGCAAAAAGTTTTCTGTGTTTTTCATAAAGGCGAGAATTCCAATATCTTTTTCGGTTATTGCTCGTGGCATTCATCATATTAAATGCTTTAATGAGTTTCCAAAATTCGGGTGATTTTGTTGGAATCATTTTAATTAAAAGATAATGACAAAGAAAGTGTTTCCTTGCGGAAAGAGAAACGAGATTTAAGGTATCGTCGGAACCACCCAAACACCTTGGGATAATATGATGGTTTTCGGTATAATCGTCTGTGTCTGACGATGAAGTGAGTTTGAAATAAAGTTTTGTGTATTTGTTTTTTAGAAACATACTGAAATTCCTTGACTGTTTAAATTAAAAGTATATACTTATTTATATAATCAAAGAATTAACCGCTTCCAATCAAAACAGGAGCCGCCATGCAGCATGTTGAAACTGAAATTCCGGTTGGGTTTGTGCCTTTCGCTGTTAGTATTAAGATTGAAAGTGTTGAGGATGCAATCAAGATTTATTCATTGTTTAATAGCGCCTCTGTCACTGAAAGTTTTGAAATTCCTAACGAAGTACACGTTGATATCAGGAATCATATAGTGCGTAAATGTCCCGAAGCTGGTTATTACAAACAGTTTTTTGAAAAAGCCAGCCAAAGATTATCATTAAAAAACAGATGAATCCAATAAAAAAGGAAAAACCCATGAAAAGTGACATTGAAATCATAATGGATCATCCGCTAGATGATGTGGTCCGTTTAATACTAAAACATATGGAGGATTGGAAAGTATCAAGAATAAGAGGTGAATTGAAACCGCACTGGTCAGACGGAATGTATGGTAACTGGTCAACCGAAGACCCTTTATTGAAAGTGGTCTTTGTTCCCAGCGGCAAAGATTGGGTGACTTCAAGAGATACATACTCGGGTGACGTTGAAAGAGAGTTTGTCAATATTTCTGAGTGTAAATTGTGCGGAGAAGCATTAATAAATGACGAAAGATTTGCAAGCGAATTCTATAGTCATTTATTCGCAAAATGTAAGATTGCCGGAAAGTTGATGAAAGTATCCAAATCAGAAGACGAATTCAGAGAGAAAGTTTCCCAAGTTATCAAATCATCGGTGAAAAATGAGAATTAAACAAAATTGGATGTATTTTAAATATTTGATTCGCCACAAATATTATGTTATGAAGGCGTGCTACATGCTTGGATTAGGAACGTGGGCAGGACTGAAACATGATATGAGCAAGATTCTTCCTTCTGAGTGGATTCCATACAAGGAATGTTTTTATGACGATACCGGAAAAAAGCGTTATCTTGAAACAGATGAATTTCTTGATGCATGGTTTCTTCATCAAAAGCGAAACAAGCACCACTGGCAATATTGGCTTTTAACTCTTGACAGAGGTGACGTTCAAGCAGTAAAAATGCCAGAAAGATACATGATTGAAATGGTAGCTGATTGGATAGGAGCAGGAATAGCGATTACAGGCAAGATGGAAGTTTGGGAATGGTACAAAGCAAATAGAAATAATATGACGCTTCATCCGGAAACAAGAAACGACGTTGAAATGCTTTTGCATTGGGCAAAAAAAGTTCATGACAAAAAGGAGAAAGGATGCTATACATGGGAGAAATTTACAGAGAAATCAAAGAAGTAAAAACTGAGGCACTTCATAATATGGACCTTCATCATTCGTTTAAATGCCGGGATGGAGAGATTATCAAAGTAAAAGATGGATGGTTGTATATCTTTAATCGTATTGCAAACAATGGCACAACTGTTTATCTTGCACCTGTATTTGTACCTTGGAGCAAACAATGAGACACAAAAGCGAATTGGCACTAAAGGTTGACCACGCAATTATCCGGGAATTGATGGATTCTGATCCTGAATTTACTGTTGAAGTCAAAAAAGGAATCATCAAGTCTGCATTGAAACACACCTTGGTAAGAGTGTTTGATGTTATGACAAAAGAAGAACTGAACAATGCCGTAAAGCACGAAATCGGCGAACTGGTATATGGTTTTCGTGAAACTCCTTCAACCATCAAGTTCAATCCTTTGTATGCTAAAGCAATAAATAATACCGTATTGCTTTATATTGAAAAGACAAAGGATGAAATAGCCAAGAATATAACCAACACAATTGAAGAGAGTGAATTGTCAAAGAAAATTGAAAAAAAGATTGAAGAGTATATTAATCATAAAATTGATGAAAAAATTGATGAACTGACCACAAATATTCTTCAAAAGAAAATCAATAAATTTTTTGCCGAACTGTCTAATTAAAGGAGATCAACAATGAACACTGAAAACACAGAATTCAACGAAAACGAAGAAATCCAGAAAATGATGCCGAAGTCTGGAAAGATTTATGATTTTGAATTCGGTCCAAAAAAACGCATGTCAGACGAATCTTTTCAAAAATACAAACTTCGCCGAAAGGTTGAGGCGTATATTTTGAACACGCGACTTGTACAGGGAATAAATACATGGGACGCTTCTAAGCATGGAGGCTTCACCGATCCCGGAAAGAAACAGCGCAAGACGTTCAATAAGGTAAAAAAGATGTTCCTCAAGCGAAAGATGAAGGAATACAAACAGAATAATTATGGAGCCAAGATGCCGCTTGAAGTCATTGAAGATATCAAAACTTCTTGGTCCTAAAACGAACGAGGATTGTCTGTGTTCAAAATTTAACTCGAAACGTAGTTGCGTATACGTTTATATAAAAAATTACAATACAGGCTAATCCTAGCGATCCTGAGACGAAAGACACAAAGAACAATGTTCTCTGTGTCTTTTTTTGTTTACATGTTTCAAAAGAATAAATAATATACAAGGAATAAAAAGAAAATGGACAAATTTATTGGTATTATTAATGATGAATCGGCTAGTTTTGATGAAATTGAATCTGCTATTACCGTTTTAACAATGAGAAGGGAAAACTTTGATTGGCAAGAACAAACATATAAGGCAAAATCTGAAGCAGCATTGAATAATAAAAATTTTGTCACTGGAATTCTGAAATTGTTGTATCTAAAAAAACAGAAATTAAAACCAAATGAGACAAAAAAGGAATGAATTTTTTCGGAGAAAATTTCACTTATATAGTTACCGCCGTTTGTGTTGCTATGGTCGGCGGTGTTGCAAACTGGCTTATGAGTGAAGATCATACCATATTTCAATTTGTTGTGGCTGTCTTTTTAGCTGGTTTCGCTGGATTCCTTGTAGGTGAATTGTGTATTGAAGCCAAAATTTCAGAATCATGGGCATTCTTCTTTTGTGGAACTGCTGGTCTTTCAGCAGAAGTTGTTTTAAAACTCTTGAGAAAATACGGGCTGAAGAAACTGAGCAAATTAACCGGAGAAGAACTTACAGATTTTATTCAACCGCTTAAAAAAGACAAAAAAGGCAACGAAGAGGAATAAATTATGCACAGTGCAAGTATAGGAGAATATATTCTTAATTTCTTTACCCACTCTTCAATTACTCCGATTCAAATGATAGGAGTAATTGAAATACTTATTGGTCTTTTTGGATTATATGTTGCTCATTTGTTCAGAAGGAGCGTTATGTTCCGATTTAAATTGGCTATGGTTTATACTTTACCAATTATCGCAGGAATAATGTCAATAACTGATTTATCTGATATTCATTTTTACAAACATTTATTAATCTTGACTTATATGTTGTTCATTACTATACTTTATTGGCGTGAAGTTAAATCTTTGACGACAACCGAAGGATATCACAAAAATTCACTTGCGAATTATCTTGACGATGTTCCTGATTTAATTTGGGTCAAGGACGCGGATATGAGATATACATATTGTAACAAAGCAGTTTTGAAAACTTTTGGTTTTTGTAAAAATGAAATATTAGGAAGAACGGATATTGAACTAGGTGTAATCAAGAAAAGAAACAATGAACGATATGATTTTGATTTAATTTGTGATAAATCAGATCACGAAGTACTATTGTCCCAGAAAGCACAAAAAACAATTGAATCTGTATATATCAGAGAAAATTTTTATTCATTTCAAGTTTATAAAGCTCCAATTCTGATTGAAAGATTAGATCCTCATGATCCGTCAAAGAAACATATTGGATACATTGGAATTGCGCGGGATTTGACTTATGATGTTATTGATCATAAAGAGATTGAAGAAATGTTTGTGAATGACGAAATTGATAAGGCAATTAATCTGTTTTGTTTACACACAAAACGATATAAAAACATTGAATTAAAAGACAAGGAAAAATAAATTTCAATCAAAACTTCAAGAGGTGTAATATTGAAGAATCTGATAATCCCTTTTATTGTTTCTTTTTTTGTATTTGCTCCAGCAGAATGTCTTACCAGTTCAACCGACCAATCCTATTTCAAATACAAATACAACAAAAAAACAGCAAAAGAAAGGATCATAAAAAATTACAAGGATTCTTTTTTTATCAAGAAACCAAAGAAGATTCAAAAAGAAAAATCAGTCAAACCCAAAAAAGATGAAAGCGGATCACTTTTCGCCGAATTCAAAAATTTACGAAAACAATTATTAGGAGATTCAGAAGTGGAAAAAGTTCTCAATATAACAAATTCAGACAGACATTGGCTTGCGTTAAATATTTTTCACGAAGCTAGAGGAGAAAATCTTCACGGTAAAATGGCAGTTGCTTTTGTGACTTTAAATAGAGTTGTTCACAGAGCATGGCCAGATACTATCAAAGATGTTGTTACACAGCCTTATCAATTTTCGTGGTATAATTCAAAGAAAGTACCTCCTATCACCGCTGCCCAACAAAAATCATGGGAAGAATGTAAAAGAGTTGCAGACCTTTCAATTGAGTTGTATAATTCTATGGCAGAATCAGAAGAATTTGAAGTTGACGGACTGGTACGAGGGGCAAACCATTATTTTGCGGATTACATCAAACCACCTAAGTGGGCTGCAAAAATGGTATTTCAAGCAAAAGTGGGTCGGCATTTGTTTTATTCATTATGATAATATTTACAATGATCAAAATGATACCTTTTAATTCCTGATGCACCTCCTGTAGTTCTACAGTGAGGACATGTCAATTGTTTTTGTTTACCAGTCTTTCTCTTCTGTTCATTATTATCTGAATTAGAATTTTGTAAACATTTTTCAAAGTGCCATCGCTTCATAATTCTTGAACCGCCAGTTTTGCCACAATGAGGACACGTTACTGGCGGTTCATTTTTAGAACTAATTTTTTCTCTTGCTTCTTTTGTGTGTGTTTTACCAAACATTGGATTATTTTCGCCCGAAAAATGAAGTTTGTTATATTCTTTAACCTTTTGGATAAATTCTGGAGAATGCGTTTTACCATAAAATGGATTGTTTTCTCCCATCATTCTTTCAGACATTATTTGACGATATTCTAAATTTTGCCACATTCGTTTAGACGCTTCACTTATTTTTTGTTTTGTTTCTTCTGAATGTTTTTTTCCTTTCCTATTAACACTTTGATTTTTAGCAAATTTAACTCGTATCCAAGAATAACATTTGTTGTTTCTTATGGTATATTTTGTAGAATGTGTCATTCTTATACAAGCAAAAATCAATTCGGGGAATTCTTTATAAATTTTCATGAGGAGTTGATGTGCAACAAAATGTTCTTCTGGGAGAAGAAGAATTAGATTTTCTGAAGATTCATCTTGACAAATACATTTTGGTATGATATGATGTTCTTCAACGTACACATTAGCTGTATTCATTTTTTGTTTTTTTATTTTTTTGGAATCATTATAAGAAATGCCAAAAATTTCATAATTTCGTTTATCTGCTTTTTCAATAAGAAGATGATATTGTTTTATATAATTCATATAACGATTGTCCTATGATTGATGGGTTTAAAATAATTTCTTTCTATTATTTATACAAATTGATTTTAACACGCGGAGCAGACCATTATTTTGCAGATTACATCAAACCACCTAAGTGGGCTGCAAAAATGGCATATCAAGCAAAAGTGGGTCGGCATTTGTTTTACAAGATGTAAACCATGAAAAGAGAAAGGAGAAACTATGATTGTCAGAAAAGAGGAATTTTGTACATGGGTTGAACGACACAAGATCAAAACAAACCAAAATTATATTGATTCAGTGTTGGATGCTTGTGACAGATTCAAGATTCAAGAGGAATTCGTTCCTAGTCTTTTGAATGACAAGATCATTCAAAACATTCAAGCAGAAGCTAAAGAGCTAAACTACCTTCCTAATAATGAATATAATATGAAAGAATTCCTATGAAAATTGGTGTTTTTAAGACGTATGAATTATTTTGTGCGATGAAATTACATTGGAACACAAAACATTATAATTTTGTTGAATACAAAGGGAAAACTAAATTAACAAGAGTTTCACTTGATACGTCTTCTGAAAAAAGTTTTTATTATCATCTAAACGAGAAATATAAAACATCTGAAGAATTGATAGGTTATCTGATTCCTTGTTTTTTAGAAAATCCGAAAGTCAATGTGCGTGATTTGTGTAATGAACGATATAAAAACGCCGCAGAAAAATGGTTAAATAAGATCAAATCACTGAGGTCTGTTTTCAAGGATGACGTTTTTCATATTGCTTTATTCATAAAACAGAATAAAATTGACTCTGATTATTTCTTTTGCTCCGATATGATTTATAAAGCACTAATTAATGACAGTATTCAACTTGAAACTTTTATTATTTTGAATTTTATTTTAAAATTTCTTGACAAACACGCCGTAGATGATATAATATACAAGTATGAGTATGAATTGAAGGTGAATAAATATAAAGCCTTCATTTCAGTAAATCTTGATGCTTATAAAAAAACATTGATCAATTCAATAGCCGAGGCTAAGGAGGAAGATTATGTGATATCAAAAATATCTATGTAGGTAACATAGAAAAATTTTCAACTGCTTCAACTGCTTTCAACTTTTTTAAACAATTTTCAAAGGATACGCAACTGTATGGATTTTAGCAAAATTAACGCAAACGAAAAGTCTCTTAACGCTCTTCTCGGTGCATTCGGTAAAACCCGATTTGCAAAGTCTGATTTCGGCGATGAAACTGAATGGAAACTCCAGAAAGACAAAGCTGGAAATGGATCAGCAAAGCTCCGTTTTCTTCCTTCTCCCACTGGCGAGTATTTTGTAGAAACACGGGATCATGGATTCAAGATCAAGGATGCATGGTATATTGAACGCTGTCCAAAGACTCTTGATTGGGAAAATCCTTGTCCTGCTTGTGAATATGCAGACGCTTTGAAGAAAGGGCGTGAATGGGACCATATTCCTGAGTCTGAACAAGCAGGAATTCGTCCAATCTTTGGTAAAACTTCGTATTGGGCAAATGTTCTTGTAGAAAAGGATCCTGAGAATCCCGAGAATGAAGGAAAGATTTTCAAGTTCCGATTTGGGAAGAAAATTCTGGAAAAGATTTACAATCGGGCAATTGACGATCCTATTGACGGAACGAAAGGAATCAATGTGTTTGATCCTGTTGAAGGAGCCTCGTTCACTCTTCGTTGCAAGAAAGTGAAAGGATTCTTTAATTATGATGATTCTTCATTCGGAATGCCTGAATCGCTTTTCGGTGGGGATGCCGACAAAATTGATGAACTGATCAAGAGCGGACAGAATATCAATGAAGAACGAGGAGAAAAGAAATTTTCTTCTTATGAGGATGCGAACAAAAAGCTCAAACGTCTTATTGGTGGGAAAAACGTTGTTATTCCAGATGCTCCGCCGGTGAAAGAGAACCATATTGACAAAGAAGAAAAACAGTATGATTCTTCAGAAGGAGTTGATGTCCCTGAAGGGAATGATGATGATGACGCTTTTAACTACTTCAAGCAACTGGCTGATACTGGAGACGATGTTCCATTCTGATTGTTGAAATCTGAACAGTCCAAGTAAAACAAAAGAGGCGGAACAAC